CGATCAATATGGCGAAGCGAAGCCTTGAGGACTTCATCGCAGAACTTGACGAATGATAGCCCTCATCCTCAAATGGTTCGCTGGGGGGGGTCTGAACGGCCTCGCTAGTGAGTTGCGTAAAGCGAACAAAGACCGCATGGATGCGGCTAATAATGCCGACAGGATAGCGGCTGACGAGCGTATCCACAGCATTTCCCTACGCATGGAAGCTCAAACCAAGGGGGCGGCAACATGGCTTCCCAAGGTGGTGCGTGCGTCTTTCGCGTCCATCACGCTGATCTACTACGCTAAACTGGTTGTGTGGGATACGGTTCTCGGGCTTGGGGTGACAAACCCCCTCGGCGGGTTCGCTGATAAAACCATGACCGCGACCGTGTTTTTCTATTTCTTGGACGGGTCAATCGCCAAACTTCGGAGATGAAGACTGTTTGCGTTGCTTACTATGTTTGTATAAAGGTTACTGCAAACAACTAGGTTTAGGAGCTTAATGCATGACTGAACAGTCAAATACTAATCAGATGAATTCGAATAGTCCCTCTGATAGTACACAGTCTGATGTTATGGATCCCAAGAAATTGGATATTTCTTATTCTGACAAGATGACTGATTGGAAATATGAACCATCTATTGCTTCGTTAAAAGCAGATCTTGAATTTGCCAGGATGGATAATCTTGACCAACGAGGTAATGTTGCTGGTTGGTTAGCTCTTAGAAACACCACTGGAGTAGAATCTGGTCGAAAGACCAAATCTCTTGGACGCTCTACAACTCAACCTAAATTAATTCGTAAACATAACGAATGGCGTTACCCAGCGTTATCAGAACCTTTTCTGAATACTGATCGGATGTTTAATATTCATCCTCGTACCTTTGAAGACTTTACTGCTGCTGAGCAGAATCAGACGATACTTAATTGGCAGTTTGATACAAAGATCAACAAGGTTGATTTCATAGATCGTTTTGTTCGTAAAACTGTAGATGAAGGTACCTGCATTGTTCGTGTAGGTTGGGAACGTACTACTGAGAAAGTGGTTGAGGAGAAACAGGTGTATTCCTATTTCCCTATCAAGGATCCACAACAAGCTCAGGTTTTAGCTGAAGCTACTAAGCGGTATATGGCTGATCCTAAAGAGTTTGAAAGAGATCGTACGATTCCTGACACTCTACGAGCATCAGTTGAATATGGGATCGAACACCACATTGCTGTGTATGCTAAAGAAGCAGGACACAAAAGTGTAGAAGAGACCAAGGTCACATTTAACGCTCCATCTTTGAAACTCATAGATGTTGCTAACTTCTTCATTGATCCATCATCAGCTGGTGATTGGCAGAATGCTTCATTCATGATTAACACTTATGAATCTACAGAATCTGAAATTAGGAAGCGTAAGAAATTTCATAATCTTGATAAGGTATCCTGGGAATTCAATACTATCAAATCCAATCCAACTAACTTGGATCATGAGACTGAAACCCCAATATATGATGTGCGGTTAGATGATAAAAAATCTAAGGTTCTTGTGTACGAATACTGGGGTGAGTGCGACATAAACCAAGATGGTATTATGGTTCCAATTGTAGTTACCTTTATTGGTAATACAATTATTCAGATGATCCGTAATCCGTTTCCAGATAGACGTCCTCCTTTCATCATTGTTCCCTACATGCCTATTGATGGATCTGTTTATGGAGAGGCTGATGCTTCTCTACTCCAAGATAATCAACGTATTCTTGGTGCTGTTACTCGAGGGATGATTGATCTTCTTGGACGTTCAGCTAATGCTCAAACTGGGTATGCCAAAGGTATGTTAGATCCAGTAAACAGGAAACGTTTTGTTACTGGTGAAGACTTTGAATTCAATCCGAATACAAATCCTCAGACTAGTATTCAACAAATGAAATACCCTGAGATTCCTAATTCTGCTCTGCAGATGTCTCAGCTACAGAATGCTGAAGCTGAAGGCTTGTCAGGTGTTAAAAGTTTTGCTTCTGGTATTACCGGGGATTCTTTTGGGAAAGTGGCCAGAGGAATATCCGGAGCTATAGATGCTGCTGGCCAACGTGAGATGAGTATCCTACGTCGTTTGGCAGAAGGTATTCGTCTGATCGGTCGTAAGATCATAGCTATGAATGCCCACTTCCTAGAGGAAGAAGAAGTCGTTCGAGTTACCAATAAAGAATTCGTAACAATCAAGCGTGAAGACCTCATTGGTAACTTTGACCTAATAGTAGATATTTCCACTGCCAATGTAGACCAACAGAAATCCCAAGATCTTGGTATGATGCTTCAAACCATGGGTCCAAATATGGATCCTGCTTTGACTCAGATTATTCTTTCACAGATCGCTGATCTCAAACGTATGCCAGCACTTGCTGAAAAACTTAGGACATACAAACCAGCTCCTGATCCCTTGGTTCAAAAAATGAAGCAATTACAGATCTCAGAGTTGGAAGCCAAGATTGATTTTGAAAAAGCTAAGATCGCTAAAACGAATGCCGAAGCTGAAAGCATTAGTATGCAAACACAATTGGATGTTTCTGGTACTAGTCACAATCGTAATGTGGAAACTGTGGGTGCACAGGCTCGTGGCAACCGTGATCTTCAAGTTACCAAAGGGCTCCTTACAGGGAAGACTCCTGCTGGTAATATCCAGGCCGCTGTAGGGTTTAACAGGATGACTGAGGCTCATAATCACAACAATGCTACTCAAGGTGTGCAGCCTACTCAGCAGCCTACTCAGCAACAGCCTATTCAGGATCCTAATGCTATGGTGCCTCCTCAGATGCCTTCAGCTCAGGCAATTCCTTTGGCTACACTTCAGCATGACCAACAAGCTCAAGCTCAACAGGATGCCCAAGCACAAGACACACAGAACCAACAGCTCCCTTCTAACTAACTACCCACGACACGACACGACACTAACTATGACTGAAACATATCAACCACAAAGGATGTGGCAATGAACATCTACGACACAGACACCGAAGAAGTCGGTGCAACTGATACTCATACTTTTATGGATATTGATGAGTTCAACGAGTATAAAGCTTCATGTGAATACATTGTTGAAAAAGCTAAGGCAGCTGAAAAACTATCAAAAGATCCAGCATTCATCTCAATCATCATGGAAGATTACTTTGTCGAAGAACCCAAAAGACTTGGGCAACTCATGGCATCAGGTCGACTGACTCCTAGTGGTTTTGATGGGGCTGTTATTGATCTTAAATCTATTGGACATCTTCGTGGATACCTTCAAGATTTTATTGCCAAAGGTAATATTGCAACTCAAGAACTTGTAGATCTTGAGTCTGCTCGTGAAGAAGCAATCTCTTCGCAAAAAGGAGATATTTCCAATGTCTGATAATATGAACCTTGATGATATGTCTGATGAAGAAGTTATGGCTCTTGGTGAGGATGCAGTTAGTGCACTACAAAACCAAGAAAATTTTCCTGAAACAGATGATAAGTCTAATGCCCCTATTGAAGAGGATAACTCTGATAACTCTGATAACTCCAATGAATCTAATCCTGGTACCAGTACGGAGGATAATGATGCTGACGAGAACAAAGCTATACCAAATGTGGAGGATTCTAAGACTCAGGATCCTGATAACAATGGTACTGACAAAAATGAGAGTGAAGATACTGGTACGGCAGAATCTAAGGATAATGAAAATCCTTATGAAGGCAAAACCAAAGATACCTCTGATGCAGAGGATACTCCTATTGATCCTGGTTCAGAAAAAAACAAAGAAGATAAATCACCAGATTCACATACTGAAGACTCTTCTAAGGTTAAAGATGAGGATGGAGAAAACAAAGCACCAACCAAAACGGATAAGCTTACTACAGAGGCTGTTGATTTTTACTCGAAAGTAACTGCTTCTTTTAGGGCAGATGGTAAAGACATACAGATCCGTTCAGCTGAAGATGCTATTCGTCTTATGCAGATGGGAGTTAATTACTCTCGTCGTATGCAAGAGATGAAACCTCTCCGTGCAATGGATGCCATGCTTCGTCAACATGGTTTGAATTCTCCTGAAGAGCTGAACAAACTTATTGATCTCTCAAAAGGCAATAAAGAAGCTGTTCAGAAGTTTCTGAAAGAGAAAAACATTGATCCATTGGATCTTAATCCTGATGAATCAGTAGAGTATAATACTCCGAATTATCAACTTGATCCTAAAGACACTGCTTTCCAAGAAGCTATTGATTCAACTCTTGCAGCTGAAGGTGGGCAAAGTTTACTAGAGGATGTTAACGAATTTTGGGATGATAACTCCAAAGATGCTCTACGTGAGGAACCTAGTATCTTCACGAATTTACTTGAACAGAAGCAATCTGGAGTATATGAAAAAATCAAGACAGAGTTAAATTACCAAAGAACTATGGGATTTCTAAATGAAGTTCCATTTCTACAGGCCTACCACCAAGTAGGTGAAGCCATGCAGAATGCAGGTGCTTTTAACTCTCCAAACACTGAAGTCCATTCACCTGCTACTGATGTAGCAATTGACACTGGCATTCGGAAGGCAGCTGATAAGCCGAAGACTGAGCAGCCCAATCCAAATCTCTCTTCAATAAACCAACCGCGTAGAATTATCACCAACAATGATAATGCGCAAAATGAACCTAATTATTCATCAATGACTGATGAAGAGATGATGAACTTAGCTCCACCGAGTTAAGTTGTTCTGATGAAAATTTTGGAAAGGAAAAGACATGGCCCAGATTTACAATGCCCCTCCCGGATTGCCGAGTACGGTTGGTCCTCAGTTTAACACACATTACTGGGATCGTCGGTCCCTGATTGATGCTGCTAAGCTCATGTTCTTCAGTCCTCTGGCTGATGTTCGTTCAATGCCCAAGCATTATGGTAAGACTCTAAAAGCGTTTTACTATGTACCTCTCTTGGATACTCGTAACATATCCGACCAAGGTATTGATGCTAACGGTGTTACTTTGGTTCCGGCCGAACACTTTGTTACATTCCCTCGCTTGGTTATGGAAACTGCTAACGCAGGTGCTGCTGCAGCTGTAGTAGCTATCAATGCTTCAGCTGCTACTGCCGTAGCAGGTGCCAATGGTTCTGGTGCATCAGGTGTTGGTTTTGCTTCCATCACTGTTGATATGCTTCAGGCTAAGTGTAACACCGCTGGAATTGCTGGTGCTATTGTTGCTCTTGGTTTGGGTTCTACCCTGCTCCAAGCTGGTGGCAATATGTACGGCTCTTCCAAAGATGTTGGTACGATTTCTGGTCGTATGCCGACTCTGACGGAAGACGGTGGTCGAGTTAACCGTGTTGGTTTCACTCGTATTGAGCGTACTGGTACTCTTGCTGAACATGGTTTGTTTACTGAGTTCACAGAGAATTCCATGACCTTTGATACGGATAGTGAACTTTATGGTCACATGTCTCGTGAGATGGTTGAAGGCGCAAATGAGATTACTGAAGACCTTCTTCAGATTGATCTCTTGAGTGCTGCTGGTACAGTCATCTTCGCTGGTGCTGCTATTTCAGATCAACAAATTACTGGTGAAGGTGCTACACCTTCCATTGTGACCTTTGCTGATCTTAAACGGCTTTCGATTATCTTGGATGATAACCGTACTCCGAAGAACACTAAGATTATCAACGGTAGCCGTATGGTTGATACCAAAACGGTCAATGCTTCTCGCATCATGTATATTGGTTCGGAAATGCAAACGACTGTTGAAAATATGGTTGATGGTCTTGGTAACCCTGCTTTCAAATTCGTTCGTGAATATTCCAATGCTGGAACAATCATGAATGGCGAAATTGGAGCAGTAGGTGATTTCAGGATCGTTGTTGTTCCTGAGATGATGCATTGGGCCGGTGCTGGTGCTGCTGAGGGTGTAAACCCTGGTGTACGAGCTACTGCTGGTCGTTATGATGTATACCCGATGCTGGTTGTTGGTCATGAAAGCTTTGCTACAGTTGGTTTGCAAAGTGCTGGATCTAAAGCTGCTAAGCCTGGTTCTAGTGCTGGTCAAAACCCGGTTGGTGATAATGATGTTAACCCCAAGCAGAAGTTTAAGATCATTGTCAAGAAACCTGGCAAAGATATGGCTACTGTACAAGATCCATATGGTAAGATCGGATTCTCTTCGATCACCTTCTATCATGGCTTTATCGCGCTTCGTCCCGAGCGCATCGGTCTTGTAAAAGCGGTTGCTCCTGAGTAAGGTGCCGCAATAAGCTAATATAAAAGGGCAGCTTATAGCTGCCCTTTTTTTCACATAATGCCTCAGAAACTCTTGAAAGAAAATGAACCATGGACATTAAAACACTTGCACCCGCTGAAGCAAAGACTGCTATCACGGCAATGGATACTGTTAAAGAACTCCGTACAGTCGCTACCAGTCTTGGAATTGCATTTTCAGGAAATACCGGAAAGAAGACACTCAAGCAGAACATTAAAGATTACTTGTCAGCTTTGCCTAATGATGCCTCCGTAGCCTCAGGTATGGGACTAGAATCTCCCGTAGTGAATCCAGTTTTGGATACTACTGAACCTCTGCCAGAGATTATCAAACAACCAAAAGTTAAGGGTCCTCCTTCTATCCCAGAACTCCTCTTGATGGATGTTCAAAAAGTGGACCCATCTAACCAGATTCTTATTCGACAGATTGTACGTGCTAATGCACTTAAACTGTCTCGAGTAAGGATTATGAACCTGGATCCTGCTGATGCTCAGTTGTCTGGTGGAATCATCACTGTGATGAATAAGTACACAGGCAAAGTATCAAAATACATTCCTTTTGGTGAAGAATCTGAGAATGGGTATCACATCCCTCAGATTATTCTAACACACCTACAGGCACAGAAGTTTGCTCTTCGTCGGGAAACTAAAGGTGGCCAGTTTGGTGTGAAGAAATACAACACCACTATGGTTCACAAATTCTCGATTGAGATCTTGCCAGATTTGACTGAAGAAGAGCTGTCTAACTTATCTTCAGTTCAGCAAGCTTCTCATGCTATAGATAACTAATCACAGGCTTAGTAAGCCTCACTAAATGTTGGTTTTAAGAGAGGATTGACTCCTATGGTTACCACTACTTGTAATGCAGATACTCAAGCTAACCAACTATACACCTCTCTGACTGCTGATGCTCCTACACCTCCGACAGTAAATCTGTCGGGGGCTCAATACACTTATACTGTTGATAATACATCAGATCTTTATGCCAACATTACTGGAGTCACTCTACAAGAACTCACAGAATGTGACGTAAAAGGTAATGGTGTCTTTGATAAACTGATGTCTTCAGTTGATGCCCACATTGCACGTGAGTTCAAAGGTAACCGCTTAACAGGTGATAAGTATGCTGAAGTGTACACATCAGTTATGGTTGCTGTTCTTGGACAGAGTACACAGTTCCTGCTTCAAAAAGATAAGGCTCGTTGGGATGCTGTAACTGCTCAGATGGATGCTCGTATCGCTGAGATTAAAGCTACTGAGGCACTTATCCTCCTGGAAAAATCCAAGGTAGATACTCAAAAAGCAATCTTTGATATGCAGAATTCAGGTGCTGCTTACGCCCTAACCAAGATGAAGATAGCAGATGCTGACATTAATTATTGCTTAACTCAGTCTCAAGTAGACGTAGAAAACTACAAACGTGATTGGTTGCTTCCTGCAGAGCTAGCCATCAAAGAATACCAGCGTACTGAAGTACTCCCCACTGAAGTGGCTATGAACAAAGTCAGAGCCGATCGTATTCTTCCAGCAGAAGCTGCTGTTCAAGAATTCACGAATCGTGAGCTACAACCGCTTGAACGAGATATTAAATCATACGATCTTTCCGTGTCTCTCCCCATAAAAACAGCAATGGATAATTTCCAGTTAAACAACATGTTGCCTGTTAACTTGGGGCAAGAGCAGCATAAACTTAACTACCTGATGCCTGCTCAAACCAATTTGATTAACGAACAAAAAGAAGCCGAACGTGGCAAAACACTAGATAACAGGTCTGATGCTATAACTCCTATTACTGGTTTGATTGGTCGGCAACGTGCACTCCTTGCTGAGCAAGTTGAAAGTGAACGAGCTAAGACTTTGGATACACGTACGGATACAACCACTGTTGTTGGTTCTATTGGTAAACAGAAAGATCTGTACTCTGAACAGATCACTTCCTTCATCAAAGATGCAAAACACAAAACTGCTAAGATGTATCTTGATGGTTGGATTACCCAGAAAACTTTGGATGGGGCACTATTGGCACCTGCTGAACTTCAGAATGCAGCTGTAGATTCGGTATTGGCCTCAATACGTGCAACCAATACCCTTGTTTAATTTGGGGTAACTCTATGGGACTATTCTCGAGTAAGAAAACTATTGTAGTTTCAAGCACTGCCTACAATATGGCAGGTCCTGAATTGAGCAGACCTAACTTCTTGAGATCTACAGTGTTCTCAGCGGTCATGAATTCCAGTAATGTGTACTTGGGAGAAGTGATCGTTTCGAACTACCTGACTGGTCCAGGCATTGGTCAACGTAACTTCTTCAATTGGGCAGTCCAGACTTCTTATCCTGGTTTACCTACCCTCTCAGTTAGCCAAGCTAGATCAGTAAATCCCTTAGCAGTAAAACCGTTTATTCCTGTTCCTGGTTCCCCTAGTGGCCTAGTTACAGAGGTTCAAACTGCTACCATTTCTGATGGAGATTACTCATACTTTGCAGAACAATATGTTCTTAATAACCATCCTGCACTAGCTGGTACTGGTTATATCTCGGAGTATGACTCAGTAGCCCATACGATCACTATTCAGTATGTGGATGGCACCGTAGATATTATTCCTGGAGGAATATACGATCCCAACAAAATGTTTCTCACGGCTAATTACTACCACCAAATACCTAGTTCTCTTGAACCAGTTATTGTAGGTCCAGTTACCAGTAATGTGACCAACCCGGCATTGCTGCCTTCCACAGTTGGATACACTCTCAACAGTACCACCAATACTGGAATTGTTGGACATACCCTAAATTACACTCAAACAGTTCTTAAGACATATTCAAATGGCGCCCCGAATGTTGGGCCCACAGTTACTGCTCCAGTGGATAATATTCCCTTTAATGGGACCCTCAAAGAGTACTCTAATGTGGTTGTTCAAGGTGGTGATGGGGTCTCACAACAAACTGTGAGTAGACTGTATACACACCATCTTTATGAAAGACGTAGTGTGTATGTGACCACAACAACTACAGTGGTTGTTAATAATCTAGGTGGTGGGTCCACTGAAACTGTGACTACTACCAAGACAGGAGATCACCTTCGTCCAATTTATGATTGGTCTACAGATACCCAAGATACCATTCTGACTAAAGTCATAGGTGGGCCCAAGATGTTCATTTATGAAATGGGTACAGGCATAGCTGCTCTGGATGGTTTATTCATTCCTATGGCAGTTCCTCCATCTCCAGAGTTTTACCCATTTCTTCCTATTAGGCTAAACAATAAATCCATAAACCATGTGGATTACAGTGCTACAGGTAATGGTCTATATGCTCTTACAAACACTGCTTACCGTAAGGCATCAGGAGGTGGAGAACAGTTTTCTGCTTTGGTTAGTAAGGTGGAGAATAATCCAAATCTTGCAGAGATAGATTATGCCTACGTCCAGTATGGTGTTTCCCTAAATGTAATCGAGCCAGCATGTAGAAAGTATCTGTATCAGTTCTTCAAGGGAATGATTCCTTACCAGAATACTTCTAGTGCTTACATGAATGCTTTCGCGAATGATGTTGCTGCATATAACAACAACGTAACAACGCTCAATGCTTGGACTGCTGCACAGAATGTTCCAGCGAATCCTCTGTATAATACACCAAGGCCCAATATTCCTTCTTTGGTTCAACCTGAGACTACTACGTTGAAGCTTAAAACCAATAATGCTTCTCTCACAGAGTTTGATAACAGAATATCCTGGGTATCTATAGATGAAGCTTTATTTCCAGGGCTAGGTAAACCTGGTGCTCTAAAAGATGATATATGGATTGAGAAAAGTAGTGTGCTATCCTGGTCTGAAACCACAGGTATCCCAACTCAACTAGGGTCCAGTGTCTCTGCAGTAACCAACTCAATAGAGAAGATTAAAATCTTCTGGCAGACAGATACCAATAATTACAAAGTCTTGACGATATATGGACTAGTGCACAACAATTTCATTTATGGTGGCAAGGCCGTAACCATAACAGCTTATCAAGCAATTGATGATCCAGATCCCTCTGGTTTCTTGGTTCCACTGCATCAACCAACAGTGCAAGCTTTAGGCCTTAAAGATTCAACCCAGATGGCCACAGCTAATACTTTCATTGTGTTCAACTCCTACCAGATCTTTAAAAAGAAATGGTATCAGTCATTCTTTGGAATGCTGTTAATCATCATTGCCATAGTTGTCATCGCTACGTTGGCTTCACCATCTGCTGTAGGAGGCATCACAGGGGCGTTAGGAACAAACAGTGCAGTTGGTGCATCATTTGGTCTAACAGGCACTGCTGCCGCTGTAGCAGGGGCTGTGACTAATGCTCTAGCTGCAATCGTAATCTCTCGAGCTACAGCATCAGTATCCACAGCTGTATTTGGAGATAAATGGGGAGCTTTAATAAGTTCTCTGGTTACGTTTGCTTTATCTGGTGGACTATCTACAACGAGTTTAATGACCCCTCACGGATTACTCGGATTGTCTTCAGCTTTAGCAAATGGATACTCTGGGTATGCTTCTGGGTACATAAAAGAAACCAGTTCTACTATGGGAAAAAATCAGACTGCTTTTGATAGTAAAATCAAAGAAATCACAAATAAGACCAATGCTCTCATAGGAAGTAATGGTTTGTATTTTGATGCTATGCAGCTTACAGATACAGTATCTGGCAATGGCCAAGATAGTTCAGGTAGAAGTTATGTTCCTGAAACTCTCGATGAGTTCATCCACAGAACTACGTTAACAGGTTCTGACATCGCAGACATATCTCTGGCAGTGGTTAGAGATTACGCAAAATTATCTCTCGAGTTGCCAAGGTAGAAAGGAATAAAAATGCCTTATCAGTTTAATCCTACTCCTCAGATGGGTTCCCTCCAACAGAATGCTATGAACCAACAAACTTACCAGAGTCCTCAAGCTGGAAACATAGCTCCTCAAGTAGGTACAGGTGTAACTCCTACAGCCTACACAGGGTATGTTCCTCCTATGCAGCAGCAGCAACAAATGGCGCCTCCTATTCCAACAGGGCAAAACTATAACCAGGGAAATAACCAAGGAAATAACCAAGGTACTGTAGACAGTAATGGTAACCCGGTTACTCCACATCCTACGTTCTTCCAAAAAGGTGGTGGAATGTCTATTGCACTTGGTGGCCTTCAAACACTTGGTTCACTTTGGAATAGCTTCCAACAGACCCAGGTTGCTAAACAATCTTTGAGTATGCAAACCAAGGCTTTCAATACTAATTTGGCAAACCAAACGAAAACGTATAATACTGCTCTTCAAGGCAGGATTAATGCTCGTTATGCTACTGAAGGTCGTCCACAACAAGCTGCTGCTTACATTGCTAAACGTAGTCTCTAAGGAGAAGTAAATTATGGCACGATTGACTATCCAACAGACTGCTGCGCCAGATTTTAGTGCTACGGGACAGATCCTGGCAAATGCTGGTAAAGCATTCACCACAGGTATGAATTCTGCTAAAGATCTGCTTGGCACATATCAAGCAGGTGTACAGACTGCAGCAGATAACTCGATCATGCCTCTCCTTAATCAGGTTAAGAATGAAAAAGATCTTAATGCTCTTTTGTCTAGCGGAGCATTGAATAACAAAGATCTTTCTGTAGGTATGCGTCAACGTATTTCTGGTTTACGTACTAAAGCTCTTGGGTATACAAAAAATCGTGCAGACATTGGTCTAACGAGAGCTAATGCTTCAAACATGTTAGCTTCTGCTGCTGCTACGAATAGTTCTTCAGCTCGTCAGCAAACTAAGTTTAAACAAACCCAACATGAGTATAAGGCTGGTCTAGCCTTAGCTCCTCTTTACCAAAATGCTATGAATGAAGCCAGGAAAGTAGGTAATAGTGGTACTTTGGATGCCAATGGTAACCATACTGGATCCACTCAAGCTACTCCTGGTATTGATGCATTTAGGGTAGCTCTTGCTCAATCTGGTTTGGGGACTAGTGCTGTTAAAGCCTATATCGGAGATATTGTATCTGCACGGACTGGTGGTCAGGCAACAAATGTTGCCCGTCGTGCTCTCTACGTTAAAGACCTCTTAAACACTGCGGCTAATAGTGCAGCTTCTGATCCTAATACTGTTCTGGCTGTTAACTACAAGAATGCTATGGTTAAGAAAATTAATTCTCTTGACATCACTGGTACTGAAAAAAAGAATGCTATTGCCAATTTGGATAAGACTGCAGAGCAACTCAAAAATTCTATTGCTCCAGGTACTGTTGCTGATCCTAACGTTACAAATGCTGTATCCACTATGAATGCCGTCGTTAAGCAACAAACGTTAAACGATGTTATGAGTACGGATATGAAGTTGAATTCTGATTTCTCTAAAGATCCTACTGCAGCACTAATTGCACATCTTCGTTTAGGTAAGGATGGGCAGAATCCCAATACAAGTGTATTCGGTATGTTTGGTGAAAACTTTGATCCAAACTTGATACGAAATGCTATTCACAAGTTAGCCCTTAAAAAGGGAGTATCAGATTCTATAGCAGCTGTGGCTATGGCAAATGTATTCCAACGTGATCCTAATGGACGAAACACCGTAGCTAACAGGTTTCCTGAAGCTGCTGCTTCTAACTACATTACGAGTCATCTAGGCTTGGGTGCACAACGTAAGTACAGATCACGTCTAGCTGCACGAAACAATCAACAAACAAGTATTGATCTCACCGCATACAACATAAAACTAGATCGCACGAGATTGGCTAAAGCCACAAACCCACAAGTAAGAGACAAACTTCAAAGAAAAATCAACTATGAACGTAAAGTTGCCAAAAGTGGGCACACTCTTAGCTATGTGCAAAGAGGTCTTAATAGCTATGTTGACAGGCTAGTTAAAAAGTTACCCAAAGGTACTACTATGAGTGACAAAGATCTGGCGAAGTACATTGCTAATGATGGTTCCCTTGATAAAGTGAGTCAGGCCTTATTTATAGCAAACCTAGGGGGAAAGTAATGGAGATACCCTTCCTTAGGCTGTAAGAGGTTTAAGAGACCTTACATGCAGATATTAAAGGATCATAAATATGGCTGGAATTCCTACCCCAAAAGTACCAGATAACACTCCAGCTTATTCTTCAGTATTTGATAATGCCACCTCTGCTAGTGTAGCTCGTACGACACTAGCAGACTCCCTAAAGAATAAAGCATCATTAGAACAAGCTGCTGTAGCAAGTCGTAATGGCAATGACATTGCTGGTCCAGGTACCTTTATCCATGATCTAAAGACTCGTACTTACGGTGAGTTAGCTTTGTTATACGGGCGAGATGTTGCCAATAATGCGAGTAATTATCTCAAAGAAGCTTCTAACCAAGCATCCGTGATGGGGCAGAGTAGAAGTCTATTGGGAACATATGGAGACGCTACTAATGCTTTAGCATCTGGTTTTGTGGGTATGTCTGGTAACTCTGCAGCAGCAATCCTCTCTGTTGCAGGAAGTGTAGATAAGTATTTCGACCCCACAAAGACAGGGTTTAGTGACTTGGCTGCCAAAACAGCTGATATGACTAACAAAATTACTGCTACCATGAACAACTATACTACTCCGGTTGCTAAACAAACTGCCCATCTTGACGCTATAGCTGCTCAGCTAGATCATGCAGATACTGTTAAAAATTATGACAATAATATTGCTCGTGGGATGAATCCCCTTGTAGCAGGTATTAAGAGATTTAGTGACAGTGCATACAACCAAGGTAAACGCTTAATAGATAATCCTGTAGTAGCTGGCCAAACTGTAGCTGGTGCTCTTGGTTCAACCTTTCCTAGTATGAAGATGGCCTCGGCAGGGGTTGATATGGTTGCTGGTGTAACCAAAAGACTTACAAAAAATGCTACTGCTAAACACATAGCAACTGCAGTTGGATCTTCATTAGGTGTGGGTGCTGCTGAAGCTTTTGGAGTGTATGGCCAAACTGTATCTGCTGTTATGGCTCGTACTCCTGAGGAGATGAAAACATCCAGTATGTACCTTGATTTAGTCAAACAAGGTAAAACTCCTCATGAAGCTCAGGTGCTTGTAGCTGATAGTGCTGGGGCCCATGCAGCAACTATTCAGTTTCCAGTTGCCGCAGCAACTGGTCTAATCTCTCACCGCTTCAATGCTAGTCCTGCCGCAGCAGTAGCTGATAAATCATTTATGGGTGTTGTTAAAGAAGTAGGAGTTCAGACTTTAGAAGAAGCCATTCAGAGTGGTACTGGGGGTGCTTCTCAGAATTACGCCATGAAACAGATAGTAGATCCCAGTCAATACATAGGTGATTCACTTGGTTCACAAACTGTACAAGGTGGGTTTGGTGGCCTTGGTATGGCAGGAGTAATGAGTTCTCCTCGTGCAGCGATTACTGGAGTACCTCTTGCTTTTAAGGGTACCAGCAAGGCTGCCAAGATGCTCTACAAAGGTGCTACATCTAATGTCGCATCATCTATTATTCAGCATGTAGCCTCACCAATAACAAAGTCTACTACGTACGCAGCTAAGACTTCTGCTCCTGTTACAGTTCCTGTTGGTAAGGTCGTTGTTGAAGGTGCTACGATAGCCAATAAGAATGTCGTAACTCCAGTAGCTAAAGGTGTATTTGAAGGCGCCAAGGCTGGTGCCTCTAAATTAGGTAAAGTCTTAGACCCTGTGGTTTCTCCTATAGTTGCTCCTATTGCTTCTTCTGTGAAGAAGACTGCTACGCATATGGCTGAACGGCCTAATCGAAAACTACAGGTTGCTGCAGTTAGTGCTGGTATTGATGCCTTGGCTCTTATTTCACATCCTGAAACCAAAGCTAAAGTACAAGCTGTTACCGATCTAGTAGTTACTTTTGCAGATCCTAAGCACAGAGTTTCACAGATGAGTGATAGTGCTATTCTTGCTGCTTCAGTCACTGCCAAAGAACTAGCTAGTGTAGTCAACACCCTCTCAGGAGTTGCTAAAGCAAAAGCTGTTAAACTCTTGTCAGCTCCTGATTTCAAACGTGTTGCTCAGCGTCTGACTTTGATTGACCAAAGTGTCAGTCAGACTCCAGACACTCAGGTTACTACACAGTCTATACAAGATACGATTAACCTAGCTAAAACCAATCCAGCTAATGTGAATCCTAGTCATGTGGATAAAATTCTTAAGCATAAAAACAGAAAGAATATATCCTCTACAGATATTCACTACATGCAAATTGCAGCTAAATTAGCTTCAATTGTAAACCAACACTCTGGACAACAAGTCCAAGTGAATAAGGGTAAAAACGTTACTCTCTCTACTGATCCTAATAGCACTAAGGGTGCAGCAGTTACCCAGGACAATGCTGGTGTATCCAGGTCAATTCAGATTGATGGGTTCAAAAGTGCATCAGGTCAGAAGCTTCCATCAGTAAATCAGCTTGCATCTGATATTCTCCAAGGGATCCAAGCTAAAGATAATACCTATGTCAGTGCTGACGGAGTGAATACTCCTGTTACAGCAGTGACTAAACAACTTGGTATGCTGGCTCAACATTTGGCTAACAAAGTTGCTGCTCTTAATGCTTCAATCACCAATGCATCTCCTAATGGTTCTGGTTCAAATGAGCAGTATACCTCTATTGTCAATGGCACTCATATGGCTGCCCCTGGAGAAGTAGGTAATGCTCGGTCTGTTGCTTATCACCGCAATAATCCTAATTCTGTTAAGAATGCTAGATCTGTATATAATGATGCTGTAGCAACTGCAGCTGTGTACAACACACTTTCTAAAGCTTTCCCTGAACACTTCTCTGGTAAAGAGGTTGTGGTTCCCCCGTTAATAGATGCTTCTAAATCCAATATAAAAACCAATACGAAAACCAATACAGGAACAGTAGAAACCACAACGGCTGTCGAAGGAGGAACATCGCCTCAGGCGATGGATCCGACAGAGCAGACCAAATCAAAACCCAGTCAAAACAAATCACAAGATGCTAACCAATTGGGCATAAATGACAATGTGCCACCAGCCCAAGAAAATACCACCCAGTCCAAAATCAAGAAAACTCAGACTCATACCCATACTCAGACTGAGTATGATGCAATGAGTCCTAGTGAACGTCTTGCCTCTGTAAACAGTCGCAATCCTAAAGTGATTAGTACACCAATGAATGATTTCAGAGCTAAGTCTGTTCTGAAAATGTTGGCTCCTGTGCTTAAAAGTCTTGGTTTATCTTCAGACCTGGTTAAGCAAATTGCTTGGATCAAAAATACTGATGTTGCTCCTTTAGGTAATGCCTTCTGGATAGAAGGTGTAATGTCTTTCAGGCCCAAAGTCGTACGCAGGATCTTAGATGGAACTGTTCAAGGTGGGCTACATGTCCTGTATCATGAATTTATGCACCTAATTGATGGAAGTGCTATCAAAGGTTTTGGTACTGCTTCTCACAGTGATCTCCATCTAAAAGAGAACCATGAAGTATATAACGAAATTCAGGCTATGATTAATTCAAATCCTGAAATGGCTACATACTTCAAATACGCTATGAGCTTTAGTGATGCTAAGATTAGGGCTGCTGAACTCTTTGCAGAGCTTGGAGCCTTAATGATACTGGATCCTAAACTTGCAAAATCCCAATTTCCAAAAGGAGTAGCTTACGTTGAAGAAATTATTCAAAGATCTAAAGACAGATCCCAACAACGAAATTCAACTAAAGATTCTCAGAGAGCACAGAGTGCCACAGCAGCTCCAGATGGAAACACTGCACCAGACCCCACAAGTACCAAAGGCGTATCTACAGAAGGCAGAACACTCAAAGAAAGCCACAATGTAACGAGTGTCTTTAAAAGAATTTTTTCTCCTAAAAAGAAAGATGTCTCATACTCGAATGCCAAGGATATTTTTGAAGCAATTCCCAATGATAATGGAGTTGCCGATCGCTATTTGGAGTTTGCAAAATACATAGTTACTAACCTAATGGTCAAAGCCAATGAGAGGTTAGTGAATATCCTAATTTCCAAGGCAGATGGTCGTACCATTACTCAAGCTATACTGGATGGTTCAGATCTCACTGGTATACGTGATTACAAGGTCACCATGCTGGTAGACCCACACACCATGCAGTATGACTCAAATCTGTTATCTATAGCGGCTCTGGTGGTCGCAGATTGGCTCTCAACGGTACGCCCTACGGATCCATCCAGAATAGGCGACACTCTAAAGTACCTCAATACTGACATATCCTCTATTAGCCATGAGGATCTACATAATATCATGTTTGGTGTAGTACCTCGCCAAGTCAGTGAATCACTGTCCAAAACCATTATGGATTTATGGAATGTTAAGCCTAATCCTAATGGAAGATTGGTAGATGCTCGTGGAGCTGTAGAAGGTCTGGTTAAAGAACTACTTACTGTCTTGGCTCAGAATTCAGAATACATTTCCTTGAAAGACATCCCGATCATTGTAAATGGCAAGAAGGTCAAAACTACAACGATTATGTTGGATAACCTTAGGGCCACTCAAGAAGAAATTGGATTAGAAGGACAAGGCCTTCTTTTGAAGACCCTAAGGGCTGAAAGTAGTACAGTCCCGTCTATCGGGGCTAAAATTACTACGGTTGATACCCATCAATTACGCAGTAATGTTCCTCTATCAGCAACTGAACAAACAGCTATTAAGAGTATGCAGGATACAGGGCATCTTCTTTCTGTTGGTTTGAATACATTAGTGGATGCCATTGGTGAAACCATCATGGCTTCTCTGTCAGGTGTGATAGATGTAACCAACATTGTAAAAGGTCATCCATACCGTAACTCAGTTGAAGGAAAAAATCTCTCCATACTGAGAGGCTTACAAGAAGCTCACATGGTCACTTCCGCTCTCAAGGGACAGGAAGATCAGCCAGTGTACTACCATGTCAGCATAACTAAAGTAGGTCGGCATCAGTATCGAGGGATTAACCCTGAGAACAATAAGTTCCTCCGTGCTTTAGTTACCCCAACAAATGCAACTCTTGATATGACGAAACAGGAAGATAACAATGCTTTCTGGCTCACAGTAGCCCAAGCTTCAGAATTACATAAAGTCGAGAATGAGGTTCAATCTGAAATTCTAGCCAATATTCAAAGTGAATTTGCCCAGGTTTTTGGTAAAGTTACTGATATTGTCCAAGCACAAATAAAGACTGGAAACCTTGATGTACCTGCTTTTCAGGCAGCTATGGAAAAAGCCTTAAACGGTGAGCCTATGGTTATGGCTCAGTTAGACGCTATCTATGCAGTGGCCTCTCTACAGAGCCAGAGCCAGAGTAATGAAGGTGGTACTACTCTTCCTACAAGTTTCCACACATCTTTAGCATTTGAGCTTGATGGTAAGACAGATGGCCCTGCCAATATGATGGCCAACTTTGGTCAAGGGCTAATATCAGTCGCTGATTTCATGAACTTCAAACGGATAGGTTTCTTCCTTGGTTCAAAGACCGAGAACTTGCAGAACTTCATCGGTAGAGATGGAAATCTCGATCTATACAATTTCAATTCTCAAGAAGCTCAAAAGTACTCTTTAGATTTGGTAAGATCATCCAAAGTGTCAGACGCTAAAAAAGAATTGTACACGGCTGTGTCTATGTTTGCTGCTAATTTTGGTAATTTCCAAATCAACCAAGATGGATCAATCAGCTTCACACGTACATCTTCAAAAGGACCTGTAACACAGACTGTATATGGTTCTGGTTTCCGGGGCATAAGCAATGACATCGCTGATGAGATGTTAACGGGCCTATACAAAGCTATGCTGAGTGTTCCTAAGGGAGCTAACCCAGAAGAGTTTCTTGGATACCCAGGTCTTAAGAAAGACTTCAAAACAATCTTCAAAATGAACTTTCCTACAGGCCTTGATTGGAAACAGAACTTCATCTCTAAAGGTTATGTGGATACCTTCAAAGAAGCTGTCACAAACACCATAGGTATAGTCCTCTCGGAAACTACCAAGAATACAATTGGTGCTCCTGTCACCAGAGTGAATGATGCTCTGGTGAAAATCACAGGCTTACAATCTGAATTTGTTATTCAGTTGTTCAATAGAAGACTAGAAGTTTTAGCTGAAAAACGAGCTATAGAAGGATCTCTTCCTCGTAATGCAAAGGGAGTTCCTGTTTACAGAGAGATGACTCTTGAAGATTATGCAAGTGTTGTACGTTCTGTACAAAAGTTCATTCCTACTTACACCAATGGTGTTCAAACACTGGTTGTAGGAGATTTTGCGAACCAAGCGAGTAACCTAGAATTATCTTCCACTTTGGAAGGATCACTTCGTATGAAGTCGACTTTGAGATCTCCTCAAGCGGTTGGTGTGAAAGTCATTCCTTTCATTACTCAGGGTCGTGGTGATGCAATGATGATGAATAACATCTATGGTGTGTCCAATGCACCTACAGATACTATGCCAGTATTTGATGGTGTGAATTTGCCAATCAGTAAAATCTTTGAATATGCACCCAGTATAAACAAAGCTGTTATGAAAAACTGGGAAAGTAACGTCTTAGAACAAGTACAAAATAACTTCTCAAACTTCCTAAGACTGGCTCTTGCAGAAGACAGTAACCTACTCAACACTGTTTATGACAATATGAAGGTCTCGGAGGAGCATCCTGTTGATGCTACAAATGTTCAGGAGCTTTTGGCTCTAATTATGGAGATGAACCGTCAGAACGCAGCTCGTACAGATACTTATGCTGGCATCCCTCTGTCTGTGGATCATATGAGTGGATCTGGTGTCACACACACCCAGGGGCCAGATACCAATATGACCCTTGATGAGATTAATGCTATTATTGCACTAAGATTAGCAGGTAAGAGTGTTCCGCCTATCACACCTTCAAATGACACTGTATTAAGTACTGCAGTTGACTTGTCAGCCCCTGCAAATAAAGCCCTTACACCACCTACATCTACACCTACTAAGGCTAAGGCTAAGGCTAAGGCTAAGGCTGCAGATCACCAAGTTCCTGTACTGACTACTGATACAAATCAGCTCTTGGCTACTCTAGCTAAGTCAACCAAAAGCTACATACTCAAAGCCACCATAAAGGTTCTTCAGTCTCTAATTAAAACCAATATGACTGTGGTTATTGATCCTACTGCTGAAGGTGGATCAATCAATCTAACCACAAATGTTATGACTCTCACAGATGTGAGTAACCATGAAACTGTGGTTCATGAGTTGATGCATATGGCTACGTTTGACGCCATATATGAGCATTACAGTAACAAGGAAAATAACCCTACAGTCACACGTCTTGAATCACTGATGACTAAGTTTATGGAAATGACATTCAAAGGCAAGAAAACCAATGATGCTGCTAACGCAGCTAAAGCTCAAATACTTGAGTATCAGAATGCCACTGATAGCTACTCTAAAGCAGCTGCTTTAAGTGAGTTTCTGTCCTGGACATTGTCTAATGCTAAGCTAATTGCTGCACTTAAAACTCATGACACTGGAGCATCCAAACTTGTAAAAACAGTCCAAGCTCTCCTCCAAAGACTCTTGGGTAAAATACCTAAGAATATGTTTGAGAATATTCTGTTTAATACTGCCATCATTACAGCTAAACCAGATGGTTCTAATGGTTCCAATGGTTCTAATGGTAACAGTAATAACAATCCAAATGTGAATGGTGGTAACAACGACAACAACAATACAGATGGGGAGCTAACCAACTTCTCGCATAAATTTACCAACTTCTGGATAGATCTTGTCAGACAACGTTTGCAGGATATGCAGTCAAAAGATCTGTCAGTAGAGGTAGCTACTCAGAAGATAAAACAGTTTAAGCGCTATGCAGCTGCAGCTCAGAATGCTGTGGATAAATTAGACTTTGGTGGCTTTAATTTGAGTGAGTACCAGAAGCAGACCTTTAGAGCTATTCATATGGTTATAGCTACTGAGCTTACTCTTGATGCCTCTTCGTCGATCGCTATTAACAAAGTGTTTGAGTATGTGACCAATAACCTCACACCTGAGATGTTTGGTAAAGGGCGCAATGGTCAAGAACGTTATGCAGCCATACGTGATCTTCTAGGAGACACATCCAATGACCAAGGTGTTTCAGATGCTATAGCTGTTCTCTTGGCTCTATCTCAGACATCCAAAGGATTTAGAGATGGTCTGGATCAACTTCCTGTTCCAGATAAGACTGAGATCAATAAAGGTTCTCTGAATGAATTCCTGACTTCAGTCACTGGTATCCTCATGAACAAAGCTGTGGGATCCATAGATCTTGCCGGAAAGTCATCTAAAGATGTGTTAGATGCTCTTGCTTTAAACCTCATCAAAGAAGACACACAAAATGAATTTGCAGTCTTAAGAACTTTGATGAGTTCAATAACCAAAGCTGATTCTTACTTATCTGGTTTGATGGGTAAACTGTCTGACTTTGCTGCTGCTACAAATGAAAAAGTGCACAGAGATGATAGAGCTTTTTTCCTTAAATTAACTACCAGTATCTTCGCTATAGGTACTGCTGCTTTGAGTTCTGAAAGAGCAGCCTATGCTGCTGAAGGAGTCAAAGAACTCATGTATATGGGTGTAAGCCTTGACCAAGCTGTACCTGTGCAAGAATTAATATCAGAAATTATTGGTACAGATAAAACCAATGCCAAGGTTACAGCTCTCTTGAGTAAAGTGACTACTGCCATCTCATCAATGCGTCAGAACTTCCTGGATACTCTTCCAGTGGTATTTGTAAAAGCATTTCACAAACAATTAGACACTTCTCAGTGGAAGGCAGCTCACCATGTCCTAGCTAAATTAGATTTGGCTTCATTGTTTGATTCAACCAATCCAGATGTATTGTTTAATCTCATCAAAAACAAAGCTGCTCTAACAGCTGAAATTGGTAAAGCTGAAGAGGCTATCCGTAAGGAGTCATCTAATAATGTAACCAACAAGATTTTTTCTAAGGCTCGTCAGTTAGCTGGTTTCCTGAATAACCAAGGTGCTGGCTATGACCTGTGGCGTAATGCATATGCTATCAATGTTCTGTCTGATAATTCTGGCAGTAATACTCCTATAAAGTCTATGACAGATAAGATTGATAGATTGGTTTCTTTGTATGCTCTACAGGGTGCGGATCCAGCTCAGAAAGAAGCTGTCTCCAATATGTACAAGAATGATCCTGAGGCTACCAAGAATCTTATCACCTACTTGGTTTCTCTTAATACTCAAGAGAAAACCAAAGCCGGAGTTTCAGATGTTGCTCTAATGAACGGGTACAAAGGATATGTGCCTAATCATAGTAAAAGCGGCATATCCATGATTGTAGCTAATGATGAAAATCGTGAAACATTGGAACAACGTGGATACATTCGGGTTGCTGATTACACTGCTGAATCTGGGTTCTCTATGATTTCTCGAGGGTATTACGTAACCTCCACCAAGCAAGATGGGGTGTACTCTCAGGGAGCTCTACAGTCGATTAACAGGACCTACTTTGGGGTAGACATCACCACAGGTGAGACAACGACTGGTAACACCTCAGGAACCATTGTTGGATCTGCTGTAGTACGTGTCACAAAAAGTCTTAATGCTGATAATGGTGTAGCCAATAACAAAGAAGTCTTGCTCCCGGTATATGCTAAAAACCATACTATCTTGTTTTATGAACGTGCAATGAACCCTGATCTCATTACCCAGTACAAAGCTCCTCCAGGGCACTTAGCTAAGATGCTGGGTGTGTGGACAGGTCGTCAAATTGAGGAACTACTTGCACAGCAATATAACGATGTTCTCATCAAAGAGCTTAAAAAGGTTTATGATGCTCGTGCTCATGGGCAGGATAAGATGTTCGTTGATATTTCCTCACCTAACCTCACAGATGCTGTTTACAAAGACTCTTGGCGAGTAATTCCAGATGCTACCAAACAAACCATTAAAGACACATTTGGAGCCAATAACGGATTCTGGGTAAGAAAGGATATGATTAATATCTCCCTTGGTTACAGAGACCCAAGTATTGTGGACATCTGGACTGGTAAAACCAGGATCCCTGAGAGCATTCGTAAGGTCATACAGGTGGCTACTGCAATGATTCCGGGTAAGGGTGCCCAAAAGATCCTTGCTCACGCTGAGCAGGGCATACAGAGCACTGTGTCCTATGCTAAAGACCAGATCGTAGTACGATCGCTCATTGTTCCTTATATGAATACCCAAGCAAACGTTATTCAGCTGTCTAACCGTGGAGTTGGCACTAAACGTATGATCGAAGGTTACCGTGATAAGACTGCTGAAATTGAGCAGTATAACTTAAACCAAAAGAAAATTGTGGAGCTTAATCTAGCAGTCCTTATGGCTGCCAATGATCCTAATAGAGCTGCAATTTTGGCACAGCAACTTCAGATCATTTATGACCAGAATTCTCGTATGTCGATTGCTCCTCTAATCGAGGCAGGTGCATATAAGAATATCTCTGAAGGCATGACCGAATTGGATATAGAGCTCACAGCAGGCCGTATGGGTGCCTGGATGGAGAACCAGATCAATAAACTACCATTGGGTGCTCAGACTGTTGTTAAATACGGCATACTGTCTAAAGACACAGCCTTGTATAAATTTGCAAATAAAGCAGTTCAATATGGTGACTTCATTGCTAAAGCAATTATGTATGACCACCTACTGAACCAAGGTATGACTAACACAGAGGCCTTAACTGTAATCAATGAAGAGTATGTTGATTTCTTAACTCTCCCAGGACGTACTAGATCTGCTCTTGAGAGTTATGGTCTCACATGGTTCCTAACCTTCAAAATCAGAAGCATGAAGATAGCCATGCAAATGATGAGGGATAACCCACTACGATCTTTGGCAGTAGCTTCTACGATTGGTAGCTTGGGCTCTCCTGTAAATGATAACCTAGCTACTGTTGTTGGTCAAAATCGTTTCGGTAGATCTCTTGGTTGGGGTATGTTGTTTAATGCACCTAGTTTGAACCCATGGGTGAATTTGACTAATTGAAGTAAATAAAAAAAGAGAGAGACTACCTGATTACCAAGTAGTCTCTCTCTCTGAACATCAATCGTTATTTTCTTCTACATGATCCTTATAAATTGCCCAGATAACCCATAATCCCGTGAAAATTATAAGAAACGGTAAGACAAATGTAAGGAGTATTCCAATCAGGAATCCTGCAAATAGAATAGCGATTGATATAGCCGAAAAGAGTGCAAATAGTCCCAGAAACTTAACTTTACTGGTCAAAGATTGAACTCTTTTTTACTGGTTTTTCACCCTCGGAATTAGAACTTTCTTCTTCCTTCGGTGAATCACTTTTGGAGTATTGGGATTCCGACTCCCCGAAAAGGTTTTTTGTTTTCTTAACCTCCTTGGGGGCGGTATCTCCTGCATCTTCGGAGTAGGCATTCGAAGCTTTATCTTCTGCTGTCGAAGTATCTCCTCCGTTGCTGCTATCAGGACTGCCTTCATCAGGTGTGTCCACATTTTGTACAATCCTTTTTGGTTTATTTTTAGAACCAGCAGGACGTCCACCTTTTCTTTTGGTCTCTTTCTGTTCATTGCCAGCAATCATTACTTCAGCAATGATTTCACCATCATTCACAGAAAGTTCGACACCAGTAACACCACCACCACCGATTCCTTGTGTTCCCACATAGGTTTCAAGTGCTGTATGAATGTCTCCTTTATCTAAAAGTATTCGCATTGGTATCTCTTTTCTTGGTTGAGTTTCAGTTATGGTTACGAGGACATACTCATTGTCTGTTAGTCCACCAAAACCAAAAGAAACAAAGTCAATGTGTGTGTAGTCATCGTCGACAATAATTCCCATTTTAGTCAATGAGTCTGAGAAGTATTTATCTACGATAGCTCCAACATTCATAATATCCATTCGTCTTTTGGATTGAGGGAAAATGTCATAGTGCAGTTGTATGCGCCCTAGGGCTGGTATTCCTCGTAGTAGCTGAGATGCAATTTCGAAAAAGGCATTCTTTTGCGAACTCAAACTACGAAAATGGAGGTTGCGATAAACGTTCAAATTGAGGGGAGTTTTCTTCTTCTTAGAGGATTGAATCCTCATAGGAAGTTTGATTTTAAACACCCTCACTCTATTTGATGGGTTTACCGCAACCTCTGTTAGACTTGGTTTAGTCAAACAGGGTAGATTTGGCTTTAGAGTTTGAACCTGAACCTGAACCTTTAGTGCCAGCTGAGAACAAATTACCAGTAGCCTTCTTACCAGATGATTTGTCGTAGGTTTGGCCTTTATTACGCTCCAACCATTTCACAGCATAAGCACCGTTCTCTTCTTTCATGGTACGGATACCTTTGAGAAGATCACCATCTGCTACAACATCATTAAAGTTTCCACCAAGTCCTTTGATGAATTCAGATACTTCTGAAATCGTAACCAAGGAGTTGGCATCAAAGAATTTAATGACTTCATTCTGCTCACGAGTTTCACCAGTGGGCTCATAATTTCCTGTAGTGTCATCTTTTGCAGTCTTATCTACGACCTGACGCTGCAGTGCAATCATAACTGTCTCATCGTGAAGCTCTGACAAACAGTCTACAGATTGAGGCAATTCTTTCCTGGCTTCGTAGTCATACAGTTTAACTGTAAGCTCTTCGACATCCATGGTTCCCAACTCTTTACCTGCTACCAAGAGGCACAGAGAATTGACTTGGTTAAATCCTGGAAGATTCTTTGCTTCCTTGGTTTTCTTATCTTTGTAGGTCACATCACCATTGCGGTTTGAGACCCAGATTTGTGATCGGACTTCACGACCATTCACATCCAAGAGTAGGGTGACATTACGGGCTTTGGAGGATGCAGCCTTACCGATGTAAGCCGTCTTGATCTTGGCTTCATAAATATCAGTATCGAGTACACCTCCACCTCCGATGAAGTCTTCTTCTACAGTGTCTTCAGCTGTAGTCTTTCCTGAGAAAATGTTTGACATGTTGGTACCTTTGTAATTTCAGAGTTATGTTTTGGTTATTTTGGATTATTCCGTATAGTAACCAACGATCTTATCAACAACAGTTTGAGTGTCGTTGTCAGTATATGTTTCTTCATCACTGAACAAACCGAAAGGAGAACGTACTCGATCACCAACTGTGGATCTAACCGTTCTAGTTTGAAAGACATGCTTATAACCTAAATTGTGATCTCGATCAGATATAGATAAAAGCGGCCCTTCTTCTGCATCTTTAAGAATCTCCTTAATGGATAATTTCCTACAGTTGATTACTGTAGTGAAATAAGCTTCAAGACCATTCTTCTTCAGGGCACCCTTAACAGGAACCATGAATGATACCTTATTAGTGTCTTCATTGGTGATGGCATCAAGGTGACCAAGCATGACTACAAAAGCTTTAGACTTAGCCACATAATCATAAATCAGCCTTGGAAAGAACTGACCATATCCACCCCAAGCTGCCATAGTATTGGCTGAACCAAGTACATGAATAGACTCATACCGATTCATCATAAATGAAATCGTATCAATAACTATGGTGTGATACTTACCTGTGGTGTCGTTATTGATTTGTTCAAAAAGACCAAAGATGTCATTCGGATCATCAATTGTGATTTTCTTGAATTTATTCTTGAAAGGTAGTGGTTTGCCTCCTTCACAGTTAATGTAAAGAACCCCTTCTTGCCCTCGCATATTCATCAGAGAGTAGGATTTACCTGCTCCTGACTCTCCACATATGAGGACACTGTTTGGTTTGTCTGCCATAGTAATGACTTCTCCTGTTATTTAGACATTTTCTGAGCCACAGACTTAAGAACTGTCATTTCGACTTCTTCCTTTTTCAAGGGAGATACCGATCGGTTATTAAGACTAGTGACTTTATGGGATAACTCGTCATACGCCATACCTGCATCACAAAGCATCATTGCAAAGTTCAACAAGTTATTATTACGATTACCCACATCCATGTTGTTCAAGAACCACCGTTCAAGATGATCCAATCTACCAAGATCTGCCACTGAGTTTACATATTCAGTATTCTTCTTGGTTTTAGGAATGAATGGTAAGACATCTACAAGAGACATTCCCTTATGGAAGTGTATTTTGCTTCCTGCATTAGTCATCCATTTCTTAGAACGTTGCTCTGCTGCTTCATCTGATACGAATGGCAACCAAAGAAGAAAGCTTTTCATGAATTCACGATAGTCTTCTTTGTTCAAAGCAAGATTGTAATTAGTCGGTAGAATGAGTCTAAACCTGTTAATCTCATCCGTATGTCTTTTAGTAGTGGACGTGATGTATGTGTAATCTGACATCAAATCCTGGACAGCTTTCAAAGAAATACTGCCATCCACATCTACTACCAAGAGATTGAATCCTTCGATAGTGTTTTCATCTGATCTGTGATTCTTATCAAAATGATGATTACACCAGTGTAAGTCTGGCACTGAGAGTAGTTTATCTAGCCTAGCAAAGGGCTGCACTTCTGGTTGGTAATTAGAAGCAAAGTGATCTGAAAAGCTAAACTTAACCTTATTGAGATCAGTTTCTTGTAGTGTTGAACCAGAGAAGAAATCTACTCCACTGATTATATTCTTTTTGATTACAACATGGTTACCAACACCCCATGCCATTGCTAAATCCATAATCTCACGACGAGCCGTAGTAGAAGCTGGGTAGTAAGGCAGGTCCTCTACAAGATCAGCATGGGTCAAATTACCAGGAGATTCTGCAATGTACTTAGCAAGTCTAACGAAATTTCGTTCACGTTTTAAGAGCTTCTGAAAACTCTTACCGCTCTCTTCAGCAATACGTAAAGCTTGGTGTAAATTCTCCATGGTTATGTCAGATGAACCATCAAGAAAAGCATACACACCAGCAAGCTTCAAAGCTTTAAAGTACCTATGACTCATTTCAGCTTTTTTAATTACTTCATGCTCTGGCATTTTGACTGCTTCGTTTTCACAAAACAAACGATAGGTAATGAGTTCAATGCCCACATCTTTCGGCACATCAATCTTTTGATTGAAGTACTTTTTGTCTGCAAACTTAGTCAGGTAAGCTTTCCAATGCTTAAGTGCTTGGCTTTTATTTTTGTTTACAAGGCCGTTATACACATCTTCTGGATTCACATTTGTCGACAGAGTCTCTGGTTTACCCATGCCGAAGAAACATCGTCTTGCATATCCAGTCTCCAGGAAGGAATAAAACTCTTCTTCAGTTTTACTCCCATCAAAGAGTTTAGATGTGGTCCCAAACATCAGCACATTTGCAGGAGTTGAACCTACAAGATCTATGCCTCGTTCGTTGTCTGTTGTGTTCTTAACCAACTTGGTTTTAATCCTACCAAGATCATACAATTCCAAAAGTATATTGATGACTTCTGTATTGCCTTGGATATTTGAACCAATCTCATCCATCTGAAAGTTTATGGATCCTAGACGAGCTAGTAACAGCTTATAGCGGAGTTGTTTGACAGCTGGTCCAGTACCTGAGTCAAAGATAAATGGAGCATGTCCCTGACGTTTAAAATCAGCATCTAGGAGCCTTTTCTCTTCATCTTCGCTTCCACCTTTCTTGGCAGCAATATCTATTGCCATATCAAACAAGGATTCTTCAGCTATATCCGGGAATAGTGATGTAGTGAACTCCTTACGAAATCCTTCAATTACGTCTTCCAACAAAGACACAGAATGCCCTTTACCAAAACCAGATGTAGCCAAAGCGATCGAGTATATGTTTACAGGAATCTCTCCCCGTTCAGGGCTATTAACTGTGGCCCTCATGGAACTTGGAACCATGGATAGAAAATATGCAACCTCAGCTTGGAAGAAATCACGGTTTACATTCCCAGTACGGTGACAAAGAATATCGACCAATTCACGCATAGCTGGGTGATGGTCAGTATTTTCTATAACACTGAGATCATATATAGGTTTCACGTTTTATCCTTTCGTGTGTGTGTAATCAAGTGACGTAAGAGCCATCATCATTGAAATAATCCTTACGTTGCTCACAAACCGAAAAAGCAGGACAGTACAAACAAGCTTTCACTTGTCCTTTTTCTGTCAGTACGACACCTTTTCCTTTATTAATTCTGTGAAGCTCAGCATCTCCTGCAGAGTCAAAGCGTTTAGTGCACCTGCCTCCAGTTTTTGCTTTTTCAGGATTCCCATAATATTTATAGGAATCTTTCTGACGCCATAGCTCTTTGTCTGAACACAGGACCATCTTGTTTTGATCCTTGCCAGCGTTAGCTCGTATATTGTTTAGTTTGTCTTTTACCCACTGTTCTGTCTCTACTAAAGACATTAGTGGAAACTCTTTATGTGCTATCCGAGTCTGAGGATAACTAGGATCTGAAGTCCTGTATTTAGCCCAATCAGTGAAGATGAACTCAATACGCATTGTATCATCTTTGATGAGATTTGGCAGGATCCAACGATACATTGACCCTTGGAGAATGTAATCTTGATCCTTAGATCCAGAAGTCCAAGCAAAGGTAGAGGTGGATTTAAAATCCCGATAGGCTCTACCAATTAGAAAGTCCAATTGACCCGTAACCACTAGGCCTTCAAACTCTTTGAATCCTCGAATTTCCAAATAAATTGGAATATCATTTTCACCTAAAGTTTTAGGATCCGGATTGATTTTGATATGGTCAATAATTGACTGAGGGTAATTAAGAGTCTTCATGGCTTTTTGCCAATTACCTTCAGTCCATGCTCGTTCAATTGAAGCATGGAATGCATGACCGGATCTAGCAGCTATCATGTCTGCTACATCGAATTCTTCCTTGGTTTGATCCACTTTACGCTTCAGTATCAACTGACGGGTTGGCTTCATTAAAGTAGTAACCGAAAGCAGTTCCCCCGGAGGAGCATCTGCTGCCCCAGATTTGTATCCATCTTGCAAAAGCCATACTGCTAGAGGCAGATCAATGTTGTGCTTATTTGTGACCTTAGCCATTTAAACTCTCCTTGTGTTTAACAATTACTGCTTTGATTTCATCTTCTGAGGCACCATTAGGAATACTCATCCCTTGGCCCCAAGTGGGCCAATAAACTTCAAGAGTTCCACTCATCAAAACATGTTCATTTTGAATTTGAGGATCTTCTTGCCAACTTACAGCTTTTACCAAATGCTTATTGGTGTACCTGAGAACATCCATAGAATCTTGTATGAGAAAGTAACCTGCATCATGTATCTGAGCACATGGCTTGATGCATAAGCGGTATTTTCCCTTACGAACGATTTCTAGGAACTCTGAGCCGGCTCTGGAGTTCAACATGCACCAGGACTGCCCTAAAGCATTACCAGCTGTACGGCCCTCTGAAGCAGCCTCATAGGGTGTCTTACTGGTCCCCAGGATAACTTGTTTTAGTAATGGGGTTCTGAGACGTAACCCAAAGGCTATTGTGATGTATCCATCTATGGATGCTTGTTGGATTTTGGCAGCTACCCACTTATCGGACACACTATACATATCATGATAGCTTTTCTCGATCGACTTAGCGGCTTTCTTGTTAATACCCATAGTTCTCATCAGAGTTATATAGGTTCCGTCATAAGTCAAAGCGAAGGTAGGAACTTTGCTTTCTTGTCTTTGTCTCTTAAACAATTTCTTGATTGAATTTACCCGAGTTACGTCATGTAGAGCTTGGCTAACTTCAGAGATTGAGGTTATAGCCTCTGTGATTTTAAGCATAAATTTCCTCAATTTTAGATGGAAAATGGGCATAGGAAATACCTACACCCATTTCTATTACTACTATTTGTTTGTCTCTAGAAAAGCTTAAATATCAGAGAGAATACAGTAGTCTTCAGCTAGCATATCTGTCTGTGAAGCCAACCAAGGAACAACAGTCCCATCCGCAGTTTTCATGTCGATATGACTGCTATAGGTGACTTCAGTACCGTCTTCAAATATTGACAATAGAGGCTCTCTATTCACGATAAACTTAGAACCTGGAACCAAGAAGATAAACATACCTTTACCATTCCAACCAGTTCGACACATCCTGGCTCCTGCTTTCATAAGAAATAAAGCATGTCCAAATGTGAGATTACCACTGACAGCATTACACTGTTCAAAAGAAGATTTAGGGCACCAAGTTTTGGTACCGATTTCTCTAATAAGAAGGTAACCCTCATCTGTAGGATTTTCATTACTAGGCATACCCCAACCACGGTAGAGATTATACTCTCCAAGTGTCATAGGTTTTGCCATAAGACCTGTAGTGCCTACATAATATTTCATTTTCATTTGATTCCCTTGGGTTGACTTCAAATGGTATATCCCAGTTGGCTCTAAATGCTTGTAACAACCATTGACCCACCCTTGTGAGAAGTACCTTTGAAGATGATTAGGATTGACTGACTTTAGGCCCAGTTGAGTTTCTTTGCTTAGCAATCCAAAAGCAGAAGTAATCTTAGTCAAATCAACTGGTTTCTGTACACGAGTATCCCATAGTAATTTAGCCTTGACCCATACTTCATTCCTTTCTTGGTTCCCATAAACAATAGGACCTGAGGATAAGCATTCAGTACACACGTGTCTTAGTGCTTTACCTTGGTACCTGTTATACCCAATGTCTTTATTACCACAGAAAGGACAAGGCACCTCTTCTGTTGGTTCATCAGTCATCTAGTGCCCTCTCCCATGTTTTTAGGGCATCTCTAATTTCTGCTCCATAAACAATGTCAGCTGGATCATTAGCATCAATACGAGCTAAAACTTCAACAATATCTTCAGCTCCATTAAGCTGATCTAAAAGATTATCTCGTTCGGTTTCTAATGCATGAAATTGCTCAGACATAGCGTCTAGTGATTTAGTGAATTCTGTAACTGCTTTTGTTTTACTCATTGGGTTGATTCCTCTGCTTTCCATAGTAGGCAAGCCTAAGCTCAATTCCCTCTACCAAGCCTTCATTAAGCATATTAGCGGCTTTCCTTGCATCTTTATGCATTACCATTAGCAACACAGTGCTGACTGTATGCTCAAGCGTCACCATTACATCACCAAGATCTTTGATAGGATCACGCCCATCGAGTATATCCATTACTGCTTTTTGGGAGCGCATGGTGTCTTTTTTGGGTTCAGTCATTCCTCTGTCTCCTTAGGTGGTGTTGGCATGGGCATCCAGTGGGTCGGCTGTGGTTGCATTGGCTCTCCGTACTCGTAGTCGGTGGCGTTGAACGCATCCCACCACTGGTTGTCAAAGTCGCACCTCCCCGACTCCACAACACCCTCGCCATTCCATAGAAGAATGTTATGCTCGGGCGTGTTCGCGTCTATCGGTCGCCAAGGGTCGGCGCGGGCTGTCATCCTATGGTTGTGTGCAATTTCGATAGCATTGGCGAACCATCCTGCCATGATGTACTCGTTTACAGGGAACCCAT